ATCTCATCCTTTTAAGAGCATTAACCACCCACCAACTGTTGATTCCTGCTCCATCACCAGCAGTGTAACTCTTAAATGACTGCGCTAACTCACTTGATTCATATAACTTTTCCAAGTTATCAAAGAATCCAGGAATTTCTAGTCCTAACCTATACTTATCCCCTTTCACGCAAAACTCAAGGAACTCTTCCTTTGCAGGATGCCACTTGACATTTTCTAAGATGGACAATGATCTCATGATGACCATCTCAGGTCCCCATTGATCTGGATCATAGAATCGTTCTTGCCCCGTTAACTTACCTAGAGCCCGATAAGTGGAGTAGACGCCTCGACAGATTCCATTTACCCTAAACCCTGTGTGGTACCAGCGTCGTAGGTAATCGCACTCATCTGGAGATTCACTTTGCTTACTGTCGTTCATTTCCTGACCATGTTTGCGGTAATCCCCAGCGATCTCTTTAGCGTTACAGCCTGGGTACGAGAGGACTCCATCATCACCCAATGACATTGAGTTAGGATTGAGCTTCTGCTTGTGCAGCATGGCAGATTCTTCCTGTAAGCAATCATGCGACAGTGTCTCTACGGCGTTGGTTCCACCGAAGCCAGATGGCATGCCATGCTCTCCCTCGTAAATAAGATCCTGACTACATATGAGAGGTATCACGAAAGTCGGATCGTAAATAGTGTTCAACCAATCTCTACTGACACCCAATTTCTCAAGCATCACGCGTGCACAAGTACGCATATCGTAGTTGAAGTGTTGATCGAACTTTGTAAAGTCAGTGCAGACCACATTATCATGTTTACCCTTCGTATCAAACAACATGGTGATCCGGGCATCTACAGCATCATTCCCTTCCCAGGCAGGATTGATATGTAAACTTTGTGCGCCCTTAATGAGTGATTGAAAACAACGCAACTCTTGTACTGAGCGAGTCATTGGAAACATCCAAATAACCCTTTGTTTAACGTCGTCATCTCCCATTCCTCCTTCTTGTCCGCGCCAACCCAATATGGCTGCAGGTTCCCAACTTCCAACGTCGTAAACCATTCGACCATCTAGGTAAGCACCCAATCCATACTCTTCGAATTGCTCAGATTTCTTCAATAAGAATGGATTTCCACTACTGGTTGACTTTTTCATTTCACGCCACGTAGCCATTGGAGATCTAAGGTCTAGTCCGCTCAATCTAGACCACCTATTCTTGAGTGCCCTGTCGATAGCATCGGGGTGAATAGGCTGTGATTCGAGGTGAATAGAATCATAGTAATCCTCAATCGATTCAATCCTTTCGCTCAGAGGTTTTTGAATTGACATCGGACCCACCTTTTCGCGGAGATGGTTCTCAAACTCAAGCAAAGTTGGCCAATCTTTCAACTTTGATTCGAGTATTGGTTGCCATTCATCCAATATGTCTTCACGCGGTCTCCCATCAAACAACGGAGTTCGATAATCAATATCATTTCCATGTTCAATGTGCCCAAGTAAAACCCGTAACTTAGGATACGCTTCTTTGTAGAAGTAATTACTTGCTAACTTTGACATAATTAGCCTCC